CCAGAAGAAGGCAGCAATGCGTTTACTAGTAACTATAAAAGTAGTTACGCAAAAAGTATTACAGTTCATCAATTAAGGCAGCCTTTAGCAGGGTTTAGTAAACAAGTAGGTCCAATAAGGTTTGGATTAGGACTTGGAGGAGGAAGTGTTTATTCAGTAGAATTACTTGAAGCTTTTCCTATATCAACAAGCGCTATTGAATTAAATAATGAATTAGATGGTCTTGTACAATTAACAGTTACATTTGCGTATACTAACTGGAAGAGAGCTACAAATACGCAAGGATTTATTAATATGGATATTGATACGCCATTAGGTGGATTAGATATACTATAAGGAGTGAAATGAAATGGGTTTACCAAAATTAAACAATGTACCAAAATATAATATGAAGGTACCTTCAACTAATAAAGAAATAAGTTTTAGGCCTTTTTTAGTTAAAGAAGAAAAAATATTATTAATAGCTTTAGAATCACAAGATCCTGTGCAAATTGCGACAGCAATAACTGATACAGTTACTTCATGCATATTTGAAGATATTAATAAAAAAGATTTAAAATCATACGATATTGAATATTTATTTTTAAAAATAAGAGCAAAATCTGTAGGTGAAAAAACAGAATTGCTGTTTAAATGTAAATCTTGTGAAACAGAAAATAAAATTAATCTTGATTTAGATACAATCAAATTAAATGTAACACAAATGGAAGATAAAGTAAAAATTTCAGATACTATCTATGTTGAAATGAAACATCCTTCTTTTGAATCTATAAGTAAAAATAAAAAACTTGTTACTGATTCTCAAACAACTCAGGTTTTTGGATTAATACAAGAATCAATAGCTGCAGTTTTAACGGAAGATGAAAGAATAGATATTAAAGATACTAGTGATGAAGAATTTCAAGAATTTATTGAATCTATGACTCAAGAACAATTCAGTAAAATAAGAGAATACATAGAAAAAATACCTAGGCTGACACATGAAGTAAACTATACGTGTACCAATTGTAGTACAGATAATACAGTTACATTGGAGGGTCTGCAAAGTTTTTTATAATTAGTCTATCTCATACTTCATTAAGTAATTATTATCAAACTAATTTTAGCTTAATGCAACATCACAAATATTCTTTAAATGAGATAGACGAACTTATACCGTGGGAAAAAGAAGTTTACGTATCAATGTTAATTGATCATATTAAAGAAGAAGAAGCTAAACAAGAAAGAGTAAAATAATGGCAAGAAGATATTCCACATTAGGAGACGTTATTGATCAGCTTAAAGCAAATAATGATTCTCAACTCGATACTATGGACGCCGTTGATAGTTTAACAAATGTTTTATCCAAGCAGTTTGTTAAACAAAATAGAGAAGCGCTTGAAGCTCGAAGAGAGTCTAGTGGCAGTAAAGCTAAATTAGCAACTTCTGCGCGTGGCGCAAACGTAACAAATAATATAGACGGTGGACCATTTGGATTAGGCGCTCTAGCTTTTGGTCTTGGTAAATTAATTAAAGGTGCCGGTGTTGGAATAGGTGCAGCGGCAGTAGGTCTAGGAGCATTCTTCACTATGCTAGCAAAAGCTGATGAAGCTTTACCTAATGGTGGAGAAAATGTTAAAAAACTTCTTACAAATACTGCAGATGGATTAGCTGCATTTACAGATAGAGATTTAAAAGCATTTGGTGTATTATTAGGAGCTGGAGCAATTTTCGGTGCAGTTCCAGGATTAAGTGGAATAGGAGCTGGTATTGGTATCGGTGCAGTAGGTGTAGGTTTAGCTGCATTTTTTACAGGTTTAGCTGGAGGCGATATGGCCATAGGCGCAATGGAATCTACTGCTGCTAATTTAAAAGTATTTTTAACAAATTTAGGTGAAGGGCTTAGCGCTCTCACTAGTGAAAATTTTATAGTGCTTGGTGGATTAATGGGAGCAGGTGGCGCACTAGGAGCTTTGTTTGGAGTTGGTAAAACAGCAAAGGCTGCAGTAGGAATGGGAGCTATTGGCGCTGGCATCGCAGCATTTTTAACACCATTAGCCGGCTTAGATGCTTTAGGTGGTGTAATAGGATCTAATGGAAGTAACTTAGGTGGTCTTCTTAAAAATATAGCTGAAGGATTAAGTGCTTTTGACGCTCAAGGCCTTGCTGCTATGACGGGATTATTTGCGGCTGGTGCTATATTTGGAGCAGTTCCAGGAGGATTGGCTATAGGTGGTACGGTTGCAGTGGGATTAGGTTTAGTAGGTGTAGGTCTAGGTGCATTTTTAGGTGGATTAGCTGGCGTTGGAAAATTAGCAGATTACATGGGTGTTGACGGTAGTGGCATTAGTAAAATTATGAAAAACATTGCAGCAGGGATGAATGAACTTGCCAGCTTACCAGATAATATTGGGTCTAAAGTTAAAGCTTTAGGAGGTTTAGGATTATCATTAGCTTCTTTCTTTGGTGGAACAGGCCTTGGACAATTAACTGATGGTATAGTAGATGCTGCTAAAAAAGCTTCAAATTTTATATTTGGAACTAATTTTGAAGATCAAGCTGCAGCTCGTAAGAGTATGATGAAAGACATAGTTGATTCTATACTACCTTTAAAAGATTTAGACATGAAAGCTGTTTCAAATCTAGATAAGCTATCAGATGTTTTAAGTAAATTCAGTGATAATGTTCAAAAACTAGGAAAAACAAATTTAAAAAGTTTTGATAAAAGTGTAAAAAATATGATTGGTAGTATGAAGCTTCAACTTGATTTGTTAAACGCAATGGCAAACGGTGGAAAAGTTGGAAGTGGGTATTTTGATGGAATACCTGAAGCTGATTTTAAGAAAGGTTTTTTAGATCCTAATTTAAAGATAGATGAGTTAAGCGTGCTTATGAATAAAACTCAAGATATATTAAATAAAACGAACATAAATCCTAAACCTACTCCCATGTTACAGTCTGGAAGTTTAGAGCAAGGTGGTAGTAGTAATGGTGCCAGAATTAATGCACCTACTATTGATAATAGTAATCGCACTAATGTTTATAATAACAGTAGTGCGATCATTTCTCAAGGACCTATTAACGATTTACAAGATCAATTTTTATTATAACTAATCTTGCTTTGCAAGTTTAGAAAAATAAGATAAAGTATCTTCATCTTCACTACTGATTTCTTCAGCAGTTACTGGCTCATGAGCAGGAATAGGATCATTCATTTTAATCTCTTCCTTTACAGTATAAGCACCAGCAGTTGCTTCCTCACCTAAGACTCTCATTAACTTAGTTTTAAGTTCATCATATGTCTTATAGTTCTTAGGATTGGTGAACTCAGTTAGGTCATGCATATTATTATATGCTTCTTCTAACTTAGCCTCATCGGCACTTAAGAATTGAGATGCTGAAGAGAACTCTGACTTATCATAGTTTCTATAGCCTTCAACGTTTCTTATCTTAAGCTTAAAGTCAGCGCCTTCCCAGAAATCAAATGGATCGATTGGTGTCTCGTCCGCGAAAGCTGGATTCATAAGATCATAAATCTTATCAAATATCTTCTTACCAAACTTATATAAGAATACCTTACCTTCGTTATGAGGTGCTGATGGATCATTAACCACATAAATATTAGTTACGTAGTGCAACCTTCTCTTTTGTGATCTTGCCTTATCCTTATCAGACTCGATACCTGAGTTCCATAATCTTGAGTTAAGCTCGCCAACAGGATCAGGCTGACCTACTGAAGTAAGCGAGTTTTCAATATACCATTGACCAGTTGGGCCTTTAAACCCGTGGTCCCAGTATCTTACGAATGGAAGGTTGTCATCTTTACCAGGAAGAAACCTGATAACTGCATAACCATTACCTGCCTTATCGACAGTTGGCTTCCACATTCTCTCATCTACATAAGATTTTGTTTCACCGGTGTTAGTGGCTTCTGCTGCTTTGATAATTTTATTGATATTTGAACCGCGACTGCGTTTTAATGTTTCGAATGACATAGTATTGTCTCCTTATTTACTGAAATATTAACTGAAATGTAATACTATATATAATAGCATTTAGTTGAATAAAGATGAGTCAATGGCATTCTTCTTAGGTAAGAAGTTTAAGTCCATTGCCTCAGCTTCAAGCTTATCTTTAATAACTGGCGATATAAACTTTCGAATGTCTTCGATTTCTATATTGTTAGTTTCACAGACCTTAATGATTGCATCCATGTATGGAATTTTAAGATCTGCT